TGGATCGTACCAAGGAAGAATCAGACGCTCTGATGAACACAGCCTGGAACAAGTGGTCCGACTGACACAGGCTTGTCTGTGTAGTATGTGAGGGCCTTACCAGCCTTCACATGCTGTCACAAGAAACTGAACTTAATTTCAAGCTGGCTAGATACGCAGATAACCTGCCTGTTGAAGTTTGTGTAACTTTTGCCGTTGCTGGTAGCAACAAACGCCCATTTGTTGAAGGCACAATTATAAATCCGTCGCCAGAAATATATGACCGCTTAAATAGTCCTGCTACTACTATGCGTTGTTATTGCCATAGTGATATGCCTATTCAAGAGCAACATAAAACTTTATCTAGTCTTCAGCCTGGTACTACCATTAGGGCGCTTGCTCAACAGCCATCTACGAGATACGACGGCAAGGCTTTTGGTACGCTTATTAGTTCTTTCCATACTTTGAAAAGCGAGCCTGAACAATTACATGTATTTACACCTGCGCCAAGTACAAAACAAACCCTTACCGTGAGTAACATGCCTTCGGATTTGGTGGAGCGTATGGATGCAAAGTTGGACGGTATGGATGTAAAAAGGACGTACTTTTTAAAGAAATTGATAAATAAATTTTTGGCTGGTGACTTTGACGAGGACTTCGTGTAGGATTCTAGCGGTCCACTACTTTACTACTACTAATCAAGATCATGCCTACATTTGACGTGCCAGACAAAGTGCTTGTCGCTTCTGAAAAGATCCTGTTGAGAGACCTACTGGAGTCCCCGGCATTTTGTTACTGGGCTATTAGTTCTCTATCCAACGCTGTGCAAGCTGCACGGCATGGCTGCGAAGACCCAACCGAAGATGAAGAGTTTTTACAATTCAAGATCGAAAAGATGCTTAACTGCATTCCTACAGAAACAAAGCGTGCTTGTTTCAAGGAGACTGCTGTGCAAGTAAGCAACAACAAGAATGCTCGTGCTGAAACCGCCAGACGGCTGTCAACGCAATACAGGGTCGTCGGGTAGCCAGCCCTTTTTGATTAGACCTTCCACAACTTCTTGTTGCGTTAAGTAAAGGCGAAGGAACTTGCAGGCCAATTCTTGCAGTTCCTTCGTGTCTTCACAGCTGGAAATTTGACGAGCATACCGCTCGTAGATAAATTCGCGATTCGGATCCACTCTAAAAACGCTGACCACTACTGCTACATTATGATTCATGCTTACTCCAGCCAGTTCAATAATTGGCTCTTGAGTCAGACTGGTGTCAGGTACTGCGGTCCAATGGAAGACTGGGCCACCATCACCTACTACGAGCTAAAGGGACCAAAACCCTATTTAGCAATTGTGCGTTACACGGCGTATGGAACGGACCTGCTGCCGATCAGTCTTTGTGAAGACATATATCAGGACACGCCTGAGGATTTCTGCCGCCTGGAACGCGACATAGAGATTGCGCTCAATTCTGGTATTGATGCCAGCGTCCTGAGCACCTACGCGCATGAGTTCTTCCCCAGCATTACGGCACATCTGGCATAGTGTGCTACTGTAAGCAAGTAGTTCGGAGCCCCACCATGGCCCACGCTCAACTAATCAGCTACAGCTACACCAGAGGATCCGATGCCCTGTTTGTTCAGGCCATTGTTGATGATGCTGTTCAGGTCTTACCTGCAACACACCTAGATCCACCTGAGTTTGACTCTGCACACTGTCAAGCAGTCATTCTTTGGGACGAACCACTAGACCATACAAACGCACCAACACGGGAACAGGTGCTGCGTATGTTGCCCTGGATTACTGACTGGTGCGTAATTCCTCCGATTGAATTTGATGACTGATCCTGTCAACGCTCCAGCGCACTACCAAAGCAGTAATGGCGTGGAGTGTATTGAAGCGATCAAAGCCGCAATGACAACCGAAGAATTTTTTGGTTATCTGCGCGGTAACTGCATCAAATACATCTGGAGGTATCGCCAAAAAAACGGCGTTGAAGACCTCCGCAAAGCCAAGTGGTACTTATGCCGCTTGATTTCAGAATTTGAACTTAATCCTTATGACGATCCTCTCGCATGAATTGCCCAGACTGCAACCGATCACCGCAAAAAGGTGATCGGTGGGTCACTCAAACTAAACCTCGTTTTGAAAGCAGCATTGTGCGGGGCCGTAAATGTCCCAGCTGTGGTTACAAATGGTTTACAGCTGAAGTCCCAATTATCTGCGACCTTGACTCCACTGATAGGGTTGCAGAACTAGAGGTAATAATCAAAAACCTCTTGCAAACCTCTTACGAAACCTTTCCTCTTTAATCATGTCTACACACCCATTTGACACCAGCAGCTTTGCAAGCGTAAAACTCAAGAACGTTCCAAGCTACTTAGAAAGTGAAGCAACAGATTACAATCTTCGGGTTGCGGCTTGGTTCGATAACTATGCTGTGAACGCTGCTCAGTTTGATGCTGCTATGGCTGATCAAGACAAGCTTTGGAAAATGCGCACCGCAGAAGGCTGGGAAGCTGATGAAGGTGGCTGGTACACACCCACTGGCATCAGCGAACACGACTGGGAACACGACTACGGAAATCCTTTTCCTGAAGAACCTGTTTGGGAAAATTACAAGGCTCTTAAGCGTTGCACAGCTGGCTGGCGTATTGATGACACCGGCTGGTACAGTCCCGAAGGCCAACACGAGTCCGAATGGACAGGCCCACTTCCTGAATACACACTTCTTTGAAGACCACCCATGTCTGACTACAACTTGTTTTTCGGTGTCGAGCATCTGCCCAAGATCTCGACATCAATTTCTATCGCCTTTGATACTGAAACGCTCCAGCTACAGCCTGAAATCGGCAAACTTCGCTTGATCCAGCTGGGTTGCGAAGTCAGTAAAACCATTGTCATCATTGACTGCTTTGAACTAGATACGGATGGCTGGCAAAAGCTCCGTCTGTTCTTTACTAATGGTGAGCGTTACTGGTTAGCTCACAACGCGGTGTTCGACCTTGGTTGGCTTCAAGAACATGGCATCTATGTGCGGGGCCGAATTGGCTGCACCATGCTTGCCAGTAAGCTCCACCACAATGGAACGCCTAACCTCAGACACGGACTAGCCCATGTAGCCAAGCGTGTCCTCAAAATTGAACTCGACAAGGAACAGCAGCGGTCTGATTGGAGCGTTCCAGTCTTAAGTCGGGACCAGCTGGTCTATGCCGCTAAAGATGTTGAGGTGCTGCTGCAGCTGGATTATCCACTTACAGCAGCACTACAAAACGCAAGGCTTTCCGAAGCTTACACATTAGAGTGCAGAGCACTTCCCGCTATGGCCCAGATGTGGCGTACCGGGCTTCCTTGGAACCGTACCAGTCTTGAGCAGCTTTGTAATGATTACCAGCACGACATTCATGCGCTCGGTAGAGACTTTTTACGGGAACTTGACAATGCGCTTCCAGCGGAACACAAGCTCCCCAGAGAAACAGCAAATACTCAAAGACTTTCAAAGCTTCGAGACCTTGTCACGCAAATGGGGCACGAAGACTCAGACTACGAAAAGTGGTATGCGGAAATTGAACAGATTGAAACGGCGCCGCAAACGTTTAACCTCAGGCCAAAAGCTACGGGTGATGCTCGCCGTGGGACCAAGCTAGAAGCAGGCTTCAACCTAAGTAGTCCCAAGCAATTGTTAGAAAAGTTCACAGCACTTCTAGGGACAGTTCCAAAGGACAATAAAACGGGCAAGCCTAGTGCTAGTAGGGCAGCCCTTCAGGATTACGCTGCGGACCACCATGTCATACAGACCTATTTGGCATGGAAAAAAAGTGAAAAGCGTCGTCAAATGGCTGAAGGGATCCTTGAAAAGATGGACCCGGATGGCTTTGTACGTGCCAGCTACCTCCAGCTTGGGGCGGAATCAGGCCGTATGTCCTGCATTAAACCGAATAATCAGCAAATTCCCCGTGACACAGAGTTTCGGCAATGTGTTGAGGCTCCTGATGGTTGGATGCTTGTGGATGCGGATTTTGGTCAGATGGAACTTCGACTCGCTGCAGCAGTGGCGCAAGATGAAAAGATGACCAAGGCGTTCCAGGCTGGTGAAGATCTACATACGGTTACTGCTGAGGCAATTGGTTGTTCTCGCCAGATCGCCAAAAGTGCCAATTTTGGCTTGCTGTATGGATCGGGTGCTAAAGGCTTGCGGAATTACGCTGCTAGCTCTGGTGTCACCATGACTGTGGAGGCAGCTGCAACAATTCGTAACCAATGGCTCGATACTTATGCAGGTGTGAAGCAGTGGCAAAAACAGAATGCCGCAGACGCATCAAAGACAGCAAGTAATCGGTGGGCCGAAATTCGTATTCCAGGCTCTGATATGCGGCGCTTTCTGCCAGGTGACATGAACCGCCTTACGGTAAGGTGCAACACTCCAATCCAAGGCGCTGGTGCAGCCATCCTTAAATGCGCTCTAGGAAACCTCTGGCCAAAGCTTCTAGAAGCTGGTGAACAGGAAGTAAAAATCGCGGGCTGTATTCACGATGAAATTCTCTTATTAGTTCGTGAAGATAAGGCGCAGCAGTGGGCGGACCAGCTAAAACAAGTAATGGAAAGCGCCGAAGCTAAGTGGTTGGGAGACATTCCACCTCTAGCTGAACCTTCTATAGGGAAGCGTTGGTCCGAGATCCATTAATAAGTAGCGCAGCATGGTCAGCATCTATCGAACAGTCAACGGATGGTCCTTCCGTACCCCTCAGGAAATAGATTATTACTGTAGTCTTGCGGAAGTGATGGATGCTGCCTATGCCACCGGAAACAGGGCGGCAGATAATCATGAAGTTCCTGCAGTACGAGATAGCGCGTGCCACCACTGCAGATTTGCTCCGCGCAGCTAACTTTCTTGAAGGTGCTAGGGAAATAAGGCGGGGCTGCCGTAAACAGCGCACAAAAGCTCGTAAGGATCAGCAGACTGGCTGGCGCAAACATGTTGATGGCTCCATTCTTTGGTAGCACAATGCTAGACTGAAATCTACTGGGCTACTACTTGATGGCGATTCGGCACGGAAATAAAACCTATATGCAGATCCTTCTTGATCCGCATAGGGCAAAATTGCTGTTTGACCTAGCTGAAAAGACTAGCACACGTCCCACCGCCTGGATTCGTAACGCGGTTTACAAAGCATTGGAACGGGAATACCCGGCTGCAATTTATAACGAGGCAGTGGCTAAGGATGAAGCTGCTTGGCGTGCTTCTGTTCGTAAACGTGTGGAAGGCCGTATTAAGTCACGTAAAGCTCCTGAGGATTCCGAGTAAAAGGATTTGTACTGTGCTACTCTTCCTGGGTCTGATACTTACCAGCCAATGACTCGCTACGCACTTAAAACAACGCACAAAGGCCACGCTTTTTACCTTGCGGCCTACTACGAAAAACTCCCTGCAAACAATGGTGTTTATTTGACGCTCATAAAAGAAGACGCCTGCTCCTATGTGACTATCGAAAAAGCCTGTCAGGTGGCACGTAGCCTCGAAGACAGCATGGGCTGCGTACCAAGCATTGTGGAAGTTTCTTACTGATGGACGGTTTTAGTGAGTATCTGAAGGACATTGTCCGGTATCCGCTCTTGAACAAAGAGCAAGAAATACTGCTGGCGCGGCAGATTCAGGTTTGGGTTACATCTGAAAACCCTACCGAAAGGGAAACAAAGGTAGGTAAGCGGGCCTACCAAAAACTCATCAACTGCAACCTAAGGCTTGTGGTTTCTATTGCAAAACGTTACACATTACGTTCCAGGCGCACAGAAATGTTTGACATTGTGCAAGAAGGAAACATCGGGCTTGCTCACGGCATTAAAAAGTTTGATCCTGAGCGTGGCTATGCCTTGTCTACTTACGTTTATTGGTGGGTCAGGCAAGCAATCAGCCGCTATTTGAGTTACCACGACCGGATGATTCGCATACCGTCCCATGCCGGGGAAATACTAATGAAACTGCGCCAATGGGCACCCCAGTTTGAGTTGTCGCACGGTAGGCCGCCCACCCTAGAAGAAAGCGCAGAATACTGTGCTACATCCCCTAAGCGGTTGCGGGAGTACCTGGAACGCAGTGAGGATTGCCTTAGCTTGGATAAACCTAGAACTGGGTTGGATTCTCAAGAACATTCGTTGATTGAGGTTATTACTGATGGGGAACATCCCATGGAAAAGCTTGACAACATTTTCTGCAGTGATACGGTGGATAGGTTATTGATGTCGTTAAGCCCTGTAGATCGCACCATCGTTGAACGTGTTTTTGCTTTTGATGGCGGCGAAGCACAGACCTACATAAAAATCTCAAAGGACTTGGGTATGTCCAGAGAACGTGTAAGGCAAAGATACCATAAAGCCTTAAGAAAACTTCATGTGCTTGCAAAAATAGGTAGCTGTGGGCCGCTGTAATGGAATGTTCTAATTGTGGTGCTTTAGGTAGGGGCGTCGTGAAAACCATAGGCACTCGTAGGTCACACGAAGTAGCGACGACACGGGTTTGGAAATGTACGGTGTGCTCCACACTTTCATATTCAGTAGAAATTTCTGTGGATAAACTCCACGTCTACTGCGACAAGCACTACCACATTAAAAAAGATGTGGTGCAACGTCTGATCTCTGCGCTTTATTCATGAGCAATGTTGAATTGGTCTGGGCAACTCCAGACGCTGAAAAACTGATCGTGCGCATGGCACGTGTTAGTAATCCCAGCAATGAAGACAACTGGGAAACCGGACCAGGGCTGCTTAAATACCTTGTTAAGCACAAGCACTGGTCGCCGTTTGAGATGGCAAACATGTGTGTTCAAATAGATACTGAAAGGGATATTGCTGCGCAGATACTGCGGCATCGGTCTTTTTCGTTCCAGGAGTTCTCTACCCGATACAGCAAGACACAACCGGCTGAGATACCCTATTTTCGGCGACAAGACACTAAAAATCGACAGAACAGCATCAGTGATCTGCACCCACAGCATCAAGAAAATTTCCAAGCGGGTGCTGGTCGCATCATTGCTGATGCCTTTTTGTTTTATGACTCCTTACTGGAACGGGGCGTTGCCAAGGAGACGGCTAGACGTATCCTGCCACTCTGTACTCCTACCACCCTTTACATGCAAGGGACACTAAGGTCTTGGGTGCATTACATCCAGTTGCGGGCTGATAACGATACACAGCTCGAACACCGGCAGGTCGCTTTTAAATGTGCAACCGTGTTTAAGCAGTGCTTTCCAACGGTGTACCAGGCCGTTTTTCCTACACTGAACCTATGAAAGTTATCTTTTTGAACTGGGTCGAGCGTATGGCTCTTCACATACTGGTGCGTAGTCCTCGCATTGGTATGCTCGCCGTTAAAGAAATGGATGGGCCGTTGCTTTTTATTGCTAATGATCCTCTTGATGGAATGCCCATTGGCGATAGTAATCCAGTGACAAACCAGTTAGAACGCATATACCGCAACTCGTCTAACGGACCAGGGTATGGTCAAGATTCTGAGGTTACCTGAACAGTGGTTCGTAGTATGCACGCTCGGCGGTGGCTTGTGCGTAGAGACTACTAACGAACAAAAAGCACGTACCATTGCAGACGTGCTTCACTGTTCCATCCATTCGGAAATGCGGGCTTCGCGGGCTTCGTTCCAGTAATCCCGTTCTTTGTACCACTCCTGCCAGTCGTGGCCTGATTTGTGGCTGTTACAGGAGAAACAGCATCCAACTAGGTTTCGCTGCTCTGTTATGCCTCCTTTCCACTTTGGGACTACATGGTCTAGCGTTGCGTTCTTGCCCAGCGGCTCGGCGCAGTAGGCGCAGCAGTAGCTCCATTGCTGCAAGATATGGTCACGAAAGCGCACCTTGGCTTTTTTACGGGATACCAACTCAGTCCCGTCGATCTGGTGGTCCACTACCACCGTTCCGTAAACTGCAACAACCTATTTGACTTGCAGCTGTCTATATGGTAACGCCGGGAAAATTACGGCGTTGACCAAATACGGCCTTCTTTAATACGACGACGGCGTAGTCCTTCCTCAAAATGCGAACCAGGGTTTCGGTAAAGCAATAAAGCATCAGGGACTTGATCCCATTCGTGGTTCTTTAATGCGCGGCTGATTGTTCTAAACCCTGGTAGGCCGTAAAAATACGCTCCAAGGTTAAACGCAAAACTGATCAAAGCTGATTTTTGGTTGGAACTCATGCTTTTCCAAA